AACGTATATCAAATAATTAAAACTGGAAGTGCAACTTATGATGTTTTAGCAAATACATCTAACTTTGCTTGATAGGAGATAAAAATGATAAATGAATTTTCAAGGAAAGAATCACCCCTTCAAGGTCTAACTGGACTGGGTGGTGGACTTGGATACTTAGCACTAAAAGGAGAGCTGCAGCCAACTTCATTTCTTGTATTTGGAGGTGCTTCTGCAAGTTTTAATGATCAAGTAGGAAGTCTTGATTTTAGTAATGCTGGTGGTCAAATGACTTTAAGTTCTACTACTCATGGTGGACCTCCTGGTTTTACTAATTCTGGACTTATTGCTGGTGGTTCTGGTAATAATACTAGTAATGTAAGAACTGCTGATGATGTAATACCTGATTTATCAGGAGATTTTACAATTGATTGTTGTAGTTATAATGCAGCAGTTGTTAATTCATCGAGTTCAATGATGTGGAGTGTTGGTAATTATTCTAAGGGTTCTTCATGGTACATATACAATGCTACTGGAGATTCAAGATTTGACACAGCTAATACTAGTTGGAGTGGTAGATTAGGCGAGGGTGGGCCATCAACATTAGTAAATTATACTCAAAATAAGTGGTGTGTATCTAGACTTAGAAGAAGTGGAAATACTACTTTTGTCTCATGGTATGAAGAAAATTCTGGTGGAGATGGATGGGATTTAAAAGGTGAATATTCAGCAACAACATCTGGAGAAGGTCCTAATATCTCAAATAGTTCAGGAGGAAGAATGATTCTTAATGGATGGGCAGCATCTCATGGTTCAAGTGGTAATTATCAGATTGGTTCTTCACAAGTAAGTATTGCATGGATAAGAGTTTATGACAGTAGTTTTACTGACACTCCTTATGTTGGTTAAAGATATGGCGTACAGTTCAATGTCTGCTGCCTAATATAAATAAGGTGCCTTATGAGTTTATATGACACCTCACAAATACGATCACATTTTAATCCATAGAAATCCATTTAACCACAAGCCACAATCTATCACATACATCGATCCTAAATTTATCCAATTAAGAATCTACTACAAGTGTGAGAGCGAGTTCTTTAAGAAGAAAACGACCAGTCAATAAAGTGGCATATAGACCCTCTGAGAGACCCTCAGGGGGTCTTACAGTATGTGCAAACAGATCTTTAAAGGTATGACTGCCACTCACAAATTAATCTTCATTGCATCGTTTTTCTGGTTGATGAACTGGGGAGTTCGTGTAACTTCCGTGGTACTTGACAAGTTCTAAATTTTTCATTAAAATAACTCTGTGGAGGTTAATCAAAGTATGTCTACTGTAAAAGCTATGAAAACAGAGTTTATCTGTGTTCAACCTAAATCTAAAAAAGCAAAGAATCGTTTTGCCAACCTAATGCATAATCTTCATTCTTGTAGAATTGAAAAACGTGAAGATGGAAAGATGTTTCTTGCATCTATCAGTGGTAAATACTTTTTTTGGATGAGTGAATCAGCAGACGATCACTGGGAGGTAATCTAATGATTGAACTATTATTGGCATCAGGATTATCCTGTGCAGATTCTCAAGAGTTGTTAAATAGAGTCAATGAATATGCATTGAAAAATACTATGCCTAATGAATATATTCAGGAAATTATTGAAGTTATTAAAGAAGACAACCCGGAGTGTAAATTCAAATGAGGGATCAAAACACAATTGAAGATACAGAAACCAAACAAGAAAAATGGAATCGTGGTTTAGACATCTTCATTGAGTCAGTAATCAAACCAGATCCATCTCTTCGTCAATGTGCTCACAATCAACGTTGCTATCATGAACTAATGGATGTTCGTAAAGATGTTCTTACTTATCTTAAATCAAAAAGATGGAATTAAAAGAAGATGTGGTAGCAAAAAAACTTGATGAAATTTGTGAGGTAGTAAATGGAGAATGGTATCGAACCATCGTCTCAAACTCCAAAGGAGAAACAGGAACAAAAATCATCATATCTTATTCCAGTCCTAATGTTTCTGGGAGTGATAGTAACAACACTTAGTGTTATTGTTGCTGGATACTTTCATGGCAATATGCACTTAATCACCACACTTAAAAATGCTGCCAATTCTTAATTTATTTTTTGCTACATTGTTATGGGTACAGGTGCCACAATGGTCTGATGACTGGTCACATTGTGCTGTAGATGTTCCAGATTCATCTTGTCATTGGTATATTGTTAATGCTGATAATACTTTTGGTGATGGATTTGATTGGGAGACTGCACCATGGTATAGTGTAGAGGGTTTGCAGGACATTGCAAATTTACATGATGATGTGATTGCATCAGGTAATCAGTACACAGTTGAATCTTTACAAAAATGAATCTATCCCTTCAAGAAATAGACCATCTTATAAAGTCATTGGAAACAATGTCAGCACATGATGTAGCAAGAGCAAGAGAACAAATTACATCAGGAGTTGTAGATCATCTGCAACTGGTGCAAAAACTTCGTGATTATCGTGTTCGTCTTACCTGATATGATTAGATCTAGTATTCTTGAACCTGATTTTAATATGGACTTCCCATATCAAACATTTCCATGGAGATTAGAGGTAAACAAAGATCATCATAATGTAAAGGGTATTGCCTTAACAGTGTGCCACTTTGAGTGCGAAGAACACTTGCAAAAATACCTGGATAGATATAAACTGAGACCAAGAGATTACAAAGTATCAAATCGTGATGGCAAATCCCTTAAGTCCAGTAAAAAACACAAGACAAACGTATCGAAAAGATCTAGAAAAAGTAATAACGGAAGTACAAGTACAGTTCGCAAAAGAAAATCCAGCGTGGATTCCACTAGAAACACTACTAGCAATGCAAAAGGTGCAAAGTGCCTAAAAAAATCCAAGACCAAAAACTGATACTTATATTTGCAAATCAACAAGTAGAAAATCTTTTTTCATTACTTGAAGATAATCCGTATCAATCATATCTATATCAAAATTTAAACACTGTTAAGTATGAAATCTTACGTCAACTAAGTAGTCTAAATGCAAACACCAATGAAAAACCCGGTCAATCCTAAACTTGCTACATCTTTTGGTAACACAATAGAGAAAAACATTCCCGAAAATGTAGAGTGGATTGATGATGCTTTCTATGTCAAAGAGACACGATTTGGTCTTTATACATCTATTTTAAAAAACCCATTGGGTCAACATTTTATTACAGGTGCAACAAAAAATGGTGTAATTACCATATCAAGATGGCATCTTATGTGTATACAAGATAATTCTTTACAAGATTATACTCGTGTAATTAATTCTGGATTTGTAGAGGGAAAACTATGAGTAAAAAGAAAATGACTAACTCTAAAGGTGATACTTTTGAGTGGGAAGAAACTGAAGAAGTGCGTAAAGCAGTTGAAAGATTACACAAACGAATCCGTGAAAATGTTGAATCACAAGCATCTGATTATGGTGTTGGCAAATAATTGACATATTGAGTAGTATAAATTATACTGTTAGTCAATACATTTAACACTAATGAGTTCTTATTCTGTTACTCTTCGTGGTTCTGATGGTGCAGAAAACACCATTGAAGTACCTAACGATTCTTATATTCTTGATGCTGCTGAAGAGCAGGGCATTGACCTACCTTACTCTTGTCGTGCTGGTGCATGTTCATCCTGTGCTGGTAAAATTCTTTCTGGTACAGTCAATCAAGAAGACCAATCATTTTTAGATGATGATCAAATTGAAGCCGGTTTTGCATTACTTTGTGTGTCATATCCTACTAGTGATTGTGTAATTAGCACTGAAGCAGAGGAGGAACTTTACTAATGTCATGTAATTTGCGTAAACAAACTTTAGATGCCTTACGTTTACAATGTAAAGGTAACATTGATAAAGCACGGGTCAATGTAGAGATATATCTCCATAATCCTGTTGGTATTGGTGAACATCCGGATGTTCTTGCTGCTATTCAAGAACAGATAGATTTAATTGCCAAAGAAGAGGAACGTCTTCATGTAATTGATAACTATTTTACAGATCACGAATAAATATTACATACTGTTGTTGTATGTAACATGGAGGATAAAAAAGCTTGTAAAACTATCATTAAACGTGCAAAAAAACATCCTGATTGGTATACAGAAGAGGAGGTTAGTTACGTCAAAATGATGAAAAAACTTATCAAGAAAAAAAAGAAGGAGTTAAAAAATGATAAATGATTTTTTAGATAACATTGCCAACGATCAATATCAAAAAATGCTTCGTGAAATTGCACATGAAGATCTTAAAACTGTTTGGAAACAAATGGATGAAATTGAACCATTAACTCCTGTGAATCTAAACGAAAGAAAAGATTAAATTACTAACTAATTGTGAAATGTTATGTTAGTATGTCATCATATTCAGGAGATTGTTCATGACTCTACCAAAAGACAAAAAAATCGAAGATGAACATATTAAGTCGATGAAAATTGCGGTGGAGCAGGCAGATATTCGTGCTATTCACCCTGAAAAAATGGAAGAATTTGCTGAATATCTGGTTCAAAAAGCAAGGACACAAGAATAAGTGTCACAAGACTCCTTGCTAGGGGTCTTTTTTTATGGCATAATTATTATAGTTGAAGAACTTTGATGAAACTTATTGCAGTACTATTGTTGATAGGTGCTACAACTGCTCCCGTATTTGCTGGTGGTCCTGCAACAGGATATAGATCTAGAGGTGGATATGCTAAGCAGGAAAAGTGTTTTAAAAGAGAATATCGAGAAAAATATATTCCAGGCACAATGAATAATCCTGGTTATGTAAAACGATATAATAAAAAAGTACAAGTTCCTTGTGAAAAAGAATACGTCCCTCAGACTCTTCCTCATCATTACTATGAAGAACCATATCCCAACGTGGGTAATGTGGATAACAATTCCTGTGCCGAAGGAACTGTCGCCGGAGGATTATTAGGTGGTGCTTTAGGTGGAGTTCTGTCCACTAAAGACAACTGGATATGGGCTATCCCATCAGGGATTGTTGGTGGTGCCATGCTCGGTTGTCAGATGGACGGTGGTTGAAGTGTCCACTTTTGACACCATCCACTCCGATCTCCTGTATATTAAAAGAGTCAAAAGCAAACCACTCATGGCAACTCGTTCACGCATCGGCATTGAACTTAAAGATGGTTCTATTTTGTCTGCCTATCACCACTGGGATGGTTATCCGCAGTGGTTGGGTCGCATTTTGAACACCCACTATGCTACTAAAGAACAAGCAGCAGAGTTGATTGATGGAGGTGACATGTCATCCTGCTGGACAAATGAGCGTTGGGATGCAAAACCTAACAAATTTGGTGGTCATGAGAGTAATAAAGATGGCACTGAATATGGTGCTCAATACTATTCACAACGTGGTGAGGATTGCTCTCCTCGTTACGATCAAACTAAAGAAGAATTTCTGTCTGATGGTGAAGAATACTCTTATGTTTTCACGAGTGCAGGTTGGATATGCTATGATATGAACTCATTCAACGACAAAGACCCTGAAATCGTTGAAATTCCTGCTGGTAACCTTGCTGTTTGATTATCATGACTGAACAAGAAAAGAAACACTATGAACAAATTGCACTGGAGTTTTGGATGCAAATTGAAAAGGATGCAGAAAAACTAGAACTGCCTATTGACTACTATCTTGAAGAGTTCTTCTGTTCGTGATATAATCTATGAGTAATTTACCAAGGACAATGACGCAAAAGTATTTCTACATTGTGAACCACTTTATTCCTTTTCCCACAAGTGAATATGGTGGTGTTTGGAATGTTATTGCTGAAAGTGATGAAGAATGTTTCAATCTAATCACTGATACTGATGACGGTTTCAATCAACAATACTATGGAAACCTGCGTGAAAACATTCTAAAGTCACGCACATATGCGTTGGCAGAGGATCTTGAATCAACTATTGTAGAGGAATTTACTACATGATTGGAAATCTTGAACCCGAAGAACATGTTATGGACAACACAGTAATGTATCCTGATAGAATGTTGAAACGACTTTCTGTTGCATTGGAGCAACTAGATTGGGATTGTAATGATGAAATTGTCGTCAAAATTGGTGGTACTCAAGTAAGTGGAATTGATGTAGGTGAGGATTATAACAAAAAGTGGCAATCTCCGATTGGCACTCGTAAATATAACAAAGATGCTTTTATTGTAATTGAAAACCTCACACGAAATCCGGTCAAATCTTCACAACCTTTTGGAGAAGGCAAGTTCAAACCTAGGCATCCATACAAAAAAGATGAAACCTGATATGAAAATAGGGTGGAAAGAACACCTCAAAAATGGTAATTTATGGCGTGGTGAGGTAGAACTTGCCATGCAAGGTGGTGACACTAATGAACAATTCATTTATACTGTGGAAGTTTTTGTAGTGGCACCTACACAGGCATTAGCGCAGTATATTATTGCTACAATGTATCCAGATTACGAATTTCTTGTTATTGATGATGATCCTGTTGGAACTACCTCATGATTTCCCCCATCAACCCCCAAAAAATTACTCTTACGAGGTCACACAATTCAAAAGCAATGTTCTTGCTATTTGGTTACGGGATCATCGTAAGTATTCTTACACTAATGATGATGTTAGGACTATTTGGGGATTCTACAACATCAAAAAAGGACAATACATTGCCCCAATCAATGCAAAGAAACCTGGCAAAGTAGTAGACATCTCTAAAACAAGGTCTTATACTTCTATGCAATTAAACCTGAATCCTCTTGAATATGCACTATATTCCTAGACTCGATGATTATGTCTCTTGGCGTAATGTTGAGGGGTGGGTGTATTATGTTGATGACACACACCTTACGATTGAAATAGGTGTTAAACCAAAAGAAGATGACTTAGTGCCAATGCACAAGAATCATCATTGTTTAATTGTAGTTCAAAATTATCAATATGATGAACTCACATATGTGAATAGTAGGAGATACTCAAATGCGTCAAATTTGGACGATATGGAAATATACGTTAGGGAGTTTTAGTGACACAAAAACAGAAAATTATGATGATTGGGTTGCTCTCATTCGCACCTGTATATTTGTTAGTTACATGGTCACTAACTTTTTTATTGTATCTGGAGTAATTCGACACTGGAATGATGTACCGAGTGATTTATCAAAAACCGAAGAAAAAAGGATTTGCAAAACATACAGCAACGTTCTATAGAATTGAAGATGCTGTATTTTGGGAACAACATGTAAAGAACAATCTAGACGCAGTGGACACTCAAATTACTGTCCACTAATCTCCCACAGATTATCCAACCCATGTATATTAACAAGGTCAAACAAATGAATGACATGAGTTACACAATGGAACAGTTTAATCAAGATAAAGAAACTCTTCTTAACTTGATTGCTGATTGTGAAGAACTTGAAATGAAAGAAAACTGTGATGAGTATTTCATCAAGTGTGACGAATTTGCCCAAACTAAGTACACTGTTTGATATGAACTTTCCTACCTCTACTGTCAACGTCCTGCCGCATCTTCAAGAACTTCGTGATACTTGGAGGCAACAAGATTTCAGGTTCACTAAAGATCAACAAGATCAATATGATATGTTGATGCAAGCACGTCGAGAACGTGTTGCATGGTTCTATGAAACTAAAAGGGTACAGATTGGACCTAAAGTAATTAAAAAGGTCGAGGACGAACAAGAAGACCAAGACAGTTAAACAAGTGACACAGAGAGTCTTCTAGGGGTCTCTCTGTGCTTTATAGTATATTCATCGACGGAACAGCATTGACAATTACTCTTCGCCCTCACCAAGATCGCATCCTTGATCGTATGCTTGCATACAACAAAGGACAGATCATTGTGCCTACTGGTGGTGGTAAAACTTTGACGATGATTGTTGATACTCAACGTCGTCATGATGCTATCAAGAATGGCATCACCACTGTTGTTGTTGCTCCACGTATTTTGTTGGCAGAGCAACTGTGCTCTGAGTTTCTTGAAGTTGTTGATACTGCCAACACTCACATTATGCATGTTCATAGTAGTGAAACTCAGCATTTTAGCACCACCAAAGCAGACAAAATTCACATGTTTGCTAGTGTTGCAAGAACTGCTGGTGAGAATGTCATTATCTTTACTACATATCATTCCCTTCATCGTGTGATGGAAGCAGATATTGAGGTGAATACTATTTACTTTGACGAAGCACATAACAGTGTACAACGTAACTTTTTTCCTGCCACAGAGTTCTTTGCTAATGATGCTGACCGTTGCTACTTTTACACTGCTACTCCTAAGCATAGTCTTACAATTACGAAACCAGGAATGAATGATGCTGCAGTTTATGGTCAGGTTCTTGTGAACGTTCCTGCTCCTGAATTAGTTGATGGTGGTTATATTCTTCCTCCTAAAGTTGTAGTTAAGCAACTGCCTATGATTAAAGGTCGCAAGGTAATGTATGCTGATGATTGTGACAACTTGATTGAAACTATTGATGACAACAACATCGACAAGACTCTCATTTGTGCTCGCACAACAAAGCAGATTATCAATCTTCTCACTCACTCTGACTTCTGTGCTGAGTTGTATCAGCGTGGATATTCTTGGATGACGATTACATCTAAGACTGGTGCAATCATTGATGGCAAGAAAGTTGATCGTGAGAAGTTCTTCGACACGTTGAACACTTGGGGCAAAGATCCTGAGAAAAAGTTTGTTGTTATTCATCACAGTATCCTTAGCGAAGGCATCAACGTCAGTGGTCTTGAGGCAGTCATCTTCATGCGTAACATGGATTACATTGGCATTAGTCAATCTATTGGTCGTGTGATTCGTTTGGGTGGAGATTCTAAGACCTTTGGTTTAGTTTGCATCCCAACTTATGACTCTGTGGGTATTGGCACTGCCCGCAAAGTTCAGGCAGTTGTTGATGTTGTGTTCAATCAGGGTCAACCTGCAATCAGTGAGATTCGTCGGTAGTTGACAACTCTTACCACAACCATTTTCTGAACTGGCACAGCACCCTTGACAGGGTGTTTTTTTAACACTATATTGATTAAGTAATAAACAAGGAGACCACCGATGGGAGTTTCACAACTTTCGGAAATCGTTGCTCTCGGTTTTGAAGAACTCATTGCTGAAGGTGACACAAGAGAAATTGGCAAGTTTCTTGCATTTCCAACTGAACGTATCATCGCTCCGCAATGGTTGCGTGAGGAATGTAGCATTGAAAATGATAAATCTCCTGATGATCTTGAGGGTCAACAGGAAAAGTATGACCGACTTTCTTCAAAAGGTTTGCGTATTCAAGTTAAGTATCGTGGAGGAAATACTCTCCACATGGAACAAACTCGTCGCACAACTGGTAAAAATGCAAACAATGGTGCTAAAAATGGGCAGGTTCGCTATGCAGTAAACTCTTTTGATGTTATACTGTTTATTATCCCCAAAGGTCATGAAGATATTTCAACATGGGAGTATCTTGCCATTCCTAGTGGTGAACTTGAAGATAAGAATATGCCTGGATATTGTGTAGGTTCTGTTCCTGCTGCTGTTCGTAAAAAGTATACTGGTCGTGCAAAAGAAGTTTTGATTGCTCTCAACAATGCTAAATGAATATACAATCGGTGACAACAGAGAACTTCTGAAGGAAGTTGAGTCAAATACTGTGGATCTAATTTACATTGATCCACCTTATTGCACTGGAAGAGATTTTTATCACTTTGATGATAGATTTAATTCTAGTGCAGATTATCGTGAATTGTTGTTGCGTCCAATGTTTGAAGAGTGTTATCGAATTTTGACTGATGTCGGCAACATTGTTATTCATGTGGAGGCAAAAATTTCTCATCATGTTCGCATTGTTCTTGATGACATCTTCGGAGAGAAAAGATTTAAGAATGAAATTGTGTGGGTGTCTGGTGGCAACCATAAATCAAAGTATCAATTACAGAGAAATCATGATACGATAATTGTGTATCAAAAAGGTTCTGAGTCTATCTACAATGCAGAGCACAAAGAGTATGATGCAGACACTGTAAGAAAGGCAAAGATGTGTCCTATCCGTAAAAAGAAATATAACACATCTGCACTTGTTAATCGACAACCAAATGTTGTATCTCGTCCTAATTTGAGATATGAATGGAATGGTAATCATCTCCAGTGGCATGTATCTAAGGAGAGGATGCAGATGCTTCATGATGATAATCGATTGGAGTATTCTTCTGTCACAGGTATTCCTAGAGTGAAAAAGTATCTGGATGAAATGAATGGCGTTCCTGTAAAAGATGTATGGAATGATATCAAACAGATTCAAGGTGTTGAGAAGTTAGATTATGCAACTCAGAAACCTGTTGCACTATTGAATAGAATTTTGAAAATGTTTAGCAATGAGGGATCTATTGTTCTTGATGCCTGTGCTGGATCTGGCACGGTGGGTAGAAGTGCCATTCTGACAAATAGAAATTACATTTTATTTGATCTTAATACTGAAGGTAAGAAATTATTTGAAGAAAGTATAGAGAATCTTGTGCCAGTAGATGAACCGTCCACAATCACTTGCAATCCGTTGCTAGATGCCTTATCTTAAGAACATGAAAAACACACATCTCCAACACCCCGAAGATTCTATCCTGACGGGTGATCTTTCTGTCCTTGATTGGATGCTCTCTGAAGGTGCATTGTCTGTCAAGATTGATGGTGCTCCTGCTATTGTATGGGGCACAAATCCTGCCACTGGTAACTTCTTTGTAGGTACAAAAAGTGTCTTTAACAAGAAACTTATCAAGATCAATGAGTCGCATGATGACATTGATCAAAATCATAGTGGGTTTGTTGCTGATATACTACACCATTGCTTTGATTGCCTTCCTGATTTCGACGGGATTGTTCAAGGTGATTTTATTGGGTTCGGTGGTGATGATACTTTTCGCCCCAATACGATTACTTACATTTTTGATGAAGTTATTCAACAGGATGTAATCATCGCACCTCATACTTTGTATGCAACTGATGGTGAACTGAAGGACGCATACACTATCAATGGCATGGTAGATATGGAGATCTTCGATGATACTGAGACTTGTAAGTTCGTGCAACCTGAATGTTGGCAAGTTGATGAAGATTTTGATGAGGTTGTTGCATTTGCCAAGCAAATGTCGTGTATGTGTGAGTTTATGAGTGACAAGCAATCACAACAGGTTCAGCAACAAATTAACAGCGTTATTCGTGCTGGACTTGTTATTGATGACCTGACCCTAGATGCGCTTGCGTTTGCTAATCAAATCGACGTGAATGTATTACGTTTGTGGTCACTTGTCAAGTCAATCAAGGATGATATGTTGTTCCTGATGCGGAACAATGGTCCTAAGGCATACATTGGCAATCAACAATGTGGTGGCGAAGGTTATGTCAAGATCAATGAGTTTGGTATGTTTAAGTATGTCAACCGAGAGCAATTCTCTCATGCAAACTTTAACAATGGTAGGTTTGCCTGTGCCAGTTGATATAGTGGCACACACCCCCTTGTAGGGTCTTTGTTTTCGTGTATTATTAAAGAGTCAAAGGAACAGCACATGACGATCACTGAAACCAAACCACAATTCCTGACTGAAACACTCATCGAAGTGTTGAACAATGAGTGGAAAGTTAATGGGATCGAATCTGGTCGGTCTGTTTATACTCAACTTGAGATTGAAGTTGGTCGCAAATATATCAAAGTCTGGTCTTATTTGATGAGTGGAGGTGAAAGAACTAACGGACGTTCTTGCTGGATGTTCGTTGATAAGAACACTGGTGAATGTTACAAACCTGCTAGTTACAAAGCACCTGCCAAACATGTCCGTTATTTGATTACTCAACTGGCAGATAATCCTCACATTTGTGATGCTTACGGTTCGTTTCTGTATCTTTGATTATGTTTGCTGACACTAATCGTCAACTTCGTAAACTTTCTATCAGAAAAATGCAATTCCAAGTCACACAAATTGAGTTTGATTTCAGTGATGCTTATTCTGGATATTTGTTTAATGATGAACAACGAGAGGAATTGATTGACGAAACGTTGTCAACAATTTGGGAGGCAGTTGATGAGGATGATCTCATCGAAGAGATTACATCTGTATCAGGTTGGTGCATCAAATCCATCGACTATCTTCACGTTCTAAAATGATTCGATCTAAAGCACAAATGCTCGACGTAATAAAAAATTGCGAGGGAGCAGATACTCTCACCCGAGAGGAAAAATTTCAAGTCTTTGTTAGAGTCTGCGACAATATGTTAGCAGAAGGAAGACTTTCTAAAGCAAATCACACACGTTGGACTAACATTTTTTGATTATGAAATGGGAAGTTAAATTGTACGTTGGTGGCAAAGTTTTCACTGAAGAAGTACAAGCAGCAAATCATCAGGATGCAAAGGTAACAGCGACAGCACGCAATCCTAGGGCAAAGGTGATAGGCATCAACCCAATTATCGGAGGTTGATGTAAAGAAAAAACCAGTTTTAAAAGTGGCACAATGTTGGTTGTGTTGCCTCTGTTTTCATGTATTATTAAAGAGTCAAAGGATTTCACCCCATGCAACTTACTTCCAAACGTCATTCCATGGTTGTTGAGTTTCGTCCTCATTCTATTTTGACTGATAAGTTTGTCTATACATTGAAGTTCAAAGGTGATGCTCAATCCATGCGATTGTTCACTAAAAAAGAGATGATTGAAACTGTTAATTCTCGTCTCGATATTCATGGTTACACTGTCACAGATTTTCTGACTGAACCACAACAATACTTCCCTGCTGCCTGCTGAGTTTATGTCACTTATCAAATCTTATCTTCACACTAAAATGACTGAAACCATGGACAACATCATCGATCGCGATCAACTCCAAGAGGACATGATTAACCGTATTATTGATGGTATGGATATGGATGGATTGTGTCAATTAGCATATGATTATTTGAATGAGAATTATGATAAGTATTCGGTCGATGAATTGATTGCGGAAGTTGAAGAGTATTATCCTGATTTGGTGGAGGAAAGTAAAGTATAAAAACCAGTTGAGGGAGTGGCACAAGGTGACCCCCAAACCGTGCCACCCTGTGTTTATAATAGGTTCATTAACAAAACAAACCTCATGACAATCACAGAACGTAATCAAAAACTCTACGATCTCCGCAAGAAACTTGATCAAAAGAGAATGGAACTTGCATGGATTGAGACTGAGATTATGGCAGTCAATT